AATACTACAGTTATATAGAAATAGCGCAAGCCCCACTGATGGAGATGTTTTAGGAGAAATTCATTTCTTTGGTAATGATGAGGGTGGAACTAAAACAAAGTATGCTGAAATTAAGTCTATTGCAGGTTCAGAAGACAATGGAAATGAAAGAGGTCAACTACAATTCAACCTTGTTCAAAATGGAACAGAAGATACCTTATTTATGAGTTTAGGTTTCAACCTTATACAAATTTCTAAAAATTTACTTCTTAGACCTAATGTAAATATTCAGTTTGAAGGCTCAACAGATGATGCTAATGAACTTACCCTCACTGCTACTGATCCCACTGCTGATAGAACTGTTACCCTGCCTGACCAGACAGGAACAGCAATGGTTGCGTTGTTCTATGATTCCTACCTTTCAGCAGACCAAACTCTATCTTCTTCTTATAGCACGATTGATTTTAATAAAAATAGACAGAACTCAGATACATCAGTTTTTAGTGAAAGCGCAGGTGAAGTCACTATTGCAAAAGCAGGGGTATATTTAATGATGTTTCAACTTACTATCGGCAACACCTCCTCATCACGTTCAGAAGGAATAATGAAACTAGAGAGAAAAGCATCAGGTGGAAGTTTTGCAGAAGTTGCAGGGTCAAACGCATTAACCTATCATCGAAACAATTCACAAGATGGTTCTGAAGGTTCTGTGTCACTTATGTATTCTGTCACAGCAGGGGATGTTTTCAGAGTGCAAGCAAAGAGGAATTCTGGTAGTGGTTCTTTATTTGCAGATGGCAATGGATGTAGATTTAATATTATGGCATTGAAGATAGGTTAATATGACAAGAGATATTACAAGCGCATTAAATACAGAGTTTAATACGAGTAGCATTAGACCATTTTATGCTATTCTTTTAGATTTTGCTACAGACCCCATACGCTTGTGGACAGGTTTAGGTAACATTTCCTTTGGGGGTGAATCTTACGTTGGAGGAGCGAATATCTTAGCAATACAGACAGCCAAAGAAACAGGTCAGATACAAGCCAATGGAGCAACAATAACTTTATCAGGAATACCAACTGATTTGATATCAGTTGCTTTGAACATAAATTATCAATCCAGAAATGCAGAAATATATTTTGGTGCTTTGGATGCAAATAATGCCGTCATAGCTGATCCGTATGTTATTTTTAAAGGTTTCATGGATACCATGAGTATTACAGATGATGGATTGACAGCCACTATAATCATCAATATTGAAAATAGGTTGATTAGATTAGAAAATTCAAAAATAAGAAGATTTACAAGTGAGGATCAAAAGATAGATTTTCCAGATGACCTTGGTTTGGATTTTATAGCTGACTTACAAGACAAAGAATTAGTTTGGGGTAGATAATGGGTTTTAGTTTAAAAGGTTTTATCAAAAACTTAACAAAACCAGAAACAATTATTCAAGCTGTTGTTATGGCGGCAGTCTCAGGTCCTATTGGTTTTACGCAAGCTTTTGCAATAAGTGTAGCAAAAAGTGCGGCATTATCTGCGGCTGTCCAATCTCTAGCACCAAAACCAGATTTAGGTGGGTTTGGAGATTTTGCTAATTTATCTAACAACAGAACTCAAATGATAAGACAACCGACATTTCCAAGAAGAGCTATTTATGGTGAAGCTAGAATATCAGGTGTGCTTGCCCATGTGGAATCAACTCAGAATGACAAATTTTTACATTTGGTAATTTGTTTAGCAAATCATGAGGTCAACAGAATAGGCACTCCAGACAGTAGTAACACCAAAGGGTATTTTATAAACGATGAAGAAATAACTTTAGACTCCAATGGAAATTGCATATCTCCATCTAAGTTTGCAAATAAAATTCGAATTTACAGTCACTTAGGGGATGATAATCAAGCGGCAGATTCAAACCTAGTTTCAGAATCATCGAATTGGACAGACCAACATAGACTGCAAGGTATTGCTTATATTTATGCTAGGCTTGAATTTGATAGAAATGCTTTTGCTAATGGTTTGCCGAATATATCTGTAAAAGTTCAGGGTAAAAAAATATTTGATCCAAGAAATTCATCGACATCATATTCAACCAATCCTGCTCTTTGCATTCGAGATTATCTAATTAATACTCGATTTGGTTTAGGAGCTCCCACCAATGAAATAAACGACACAGATTTCACAACAGCCGCAAACATCTGCGATGAAACAGTAAATTTAAAAGCAGGTGGCTCTGAAACTAAATATACTTTTAATGGCACAGTTGAAAGCACAGATTCAGTAAAGAGCAATTTAGAAAAAATGATAACCAGTTTGGGTGGTATACTTTCATATTCAAATGGAAAATTTTCCTTGAAAGCCGCAAAATTTGTTAGCCCTAGCATGAATATCTCAGAAGATGATTTAGTTGGAAATTTGAGTGTTTCCACCAAAAAAAGCAAAAGAGATAATTTCAATTCTATAAAAGGTATTTTTGCGTCTACTGAAACTAATTTTGTGCCTGCAGACTATCCAACTGTCACATCTTCAACATTTATAAATGAAGATGGTGAGCAAATTTTTTTAAATTATGATTTGCCATTTACAACATCATCCGCAACAGCCCAGCGGTTAGCTAAAATTCAGCTGTTTCAAAATAGACAACAGGTGATGTTGCAGATTGGAATGAACCTAAAAGGTTTCAAGTTAGCAATTGGAGATACGATACAATTTACTAATACAAAGCTTGGAATGACAAACAAAATATTTGAGGTGGTGGAATGGAATCTCCAAACAAGCGCAGATGATATTGGAATAAATGTTGCGCTTAGAGAAACAGCAAGTTCCGTTTATGATTGGACAGAATCGGTTGATGAAGCGAGTTTTCAACAAGATAATACTACCCTACCTGATCCGTTCACAATAGAAGCACCTAGTTTGAGTGTTTCTGATGAGTTGCAAGTATTTAACGAAAAGGCTCTATCTGTTTTAGTGGCACAACCAACATCAGCGAGTGTTTATGCTGACCAGTTTGAGGTAGAAGCCAAGAAAACAACTGATGCTAACTTCATAGCTATAGGTACTTCAGCATCAAATAAGTTTGAGTTGGTTGATGTTGAAGATTCTGTAACATATGATGTTAGAGCAAGAGTAGTTTCATCCATCGGAGTAACTTCTGCGTTTACAACAGTTCAACATCAAGTTGTTGGTAAAACAGCTTTGCCATCAGATGTCACAAATTTTTCAGTGAATATTATAGGCACAGAAGCGCATCTTGCATGGACACCTGTTTCTGACCTAGATTTAAGCCACTATGTAATACGGCATTCAAGCTCTACTAGCGGTGCTACCTATTCAAATAGTGTTACCCTTGCGGAAAAGGTTTCACGTCCTGCTAACACAGTTGTAGTGCCTGCAATCACTGGAACATATTTTATTAAATCCATAGATAAATTAGGCAATAATTCTTTAAACGCTTCAAGCCAAGTTGCATTGATTGAAAGCATAAAAGGGTTAAATGCAGTGGCAACATCAACACAAAATCCTGATTTTAATGGCGCAAAAACAAATGTTGCGGCAGTTGAGGATGGATTGGTTCTTTCAACTCAAGGATTATTTGATGCGGCAACAGGAAATTTTGATGATGCTACAGGTTTGTTTGACGGTGGCGCAGATGCAGTGCATCTTACAGGAACTTATGAATTTGATAATTTTGTTGATTTAGGACAAGTTTTTACAAGTAGAGTTTCAACAGATATTTCTGTGACTCGTGTTGAATATGCAGATTTGTTTGATTCTGCAACAGGTTTATTTGATGATGGAATAGGAAATTTTGATGGCGATGTTCAAGCATTTGATGATACAAATGTAGAAATACAAATAGCAACCACAGAAGGTGATCCAAATGGTTCACCAACTTATACAGATTTTAGAAAGTTTTTTGCAGGTGATTACAAAGCAAGAGCATTTAAGTTCAAGGCAATACTTACAACTACATCAACCACAGCGTCGCCAAAAGTAGGGACATTGAAAGTTACAATAGATATGCCTGACAGAGTTATAGCTGAATCTGATTTATCAAGTGGAACAGGCACAAAGACAATAACCTTTTCACCTGCATATAAAACTTTATCAGGAATAGGAATAACAGCACAAAACTTATCAAGCGGTGATTATTATGCTATAACTAGTAAATCAGCAACAGGATTTACTATACAATTTTTTAATAGTAGTAATGCAGGAGTAAATCGAACCTTTGATTATGTTGCAAAAGGGTTTGGGGAAGTAGCGGCATAGGAGACACTAATGGCAACTCATGATTATGTAATAGCAAACCAATCATTTCCAAATTTTAGAAGTGATTTGAATAGCGCATTATCAGCTATAAGTAGCAATAATTCTAATGGAACAGCACCATCTACTACATTTGCATATCAATATTGGTATGATACAGGAAACAACATTCTCAAGGTCAGAAACGCAGACAATGATGCTTTTATCAGTTTGTTCACGTTTGATCAAAGTGCAGATACTGCAACACCCTCAACCATTGACATCACTCTTGATACAGCACCTGCGCTTGGTGGTAATCTGCAAACAAACACGAAAAATATAGTTTTTGGTGATAGTGCGAGTGCTTCAGATGACCGCTTGCAGTTTGGCGCATCTCAAGATTTATCCATTTATCATGATGGCAACCATTCTTACATAGATGATACAGGAACAGGCAATCTAAAAATTCAATCTTCTCAAGTGGATATCCTTGGCACATCTGAAACAATGGCAACATTTGTTGATGATGGTGCTGTCACTTTATTTCATAATAATTCTGCTAAAATAGCTACAACAGCGAATGGAATCACAGTCACAGGAACTGCTATTGCTACAACAGATACGGATACAAGCAATACTGGAAGTGTAACTTTAGATTTTGCAACCAATCAAAATTTTGTTCTGACGCTGACAGGTGCAGTGACACTTGCAAACCCATCAACAGAACAAGTTGGTCAATCAGGTTTTATTGCGTTTATTCAAGATGGTACAGGTAGTAGAGTTGTTTCGCTAGAAAGTGATTATGAAATAGCAGGCGGTGGTTCAACACTTGATTTATCAAGCACAGGAGGAACTACTGATTTAGTTCCATACGTTGTTATAGCCGCAAATAGAATTTTACTTGGCACACCTCAGAAAGCATTTGCATAATGTCAGGAATTTTTGGAGCATCACAATTATTTTTTTCAGGTGCAGGTGACTTTTACGATTTTCCAATATCAAATTCTTTGCGTTTAAATAGGGGTGATAGCGCAAACTTAGAAAGAACTCCAAGTTCAGAGGGGAATAGACGCACTAACACCATAAGTTTGTGGGTTAAACGCTCAGAATTAGGGAGAACCACAAGGTTATTCATGGCAACAAATAACTCTAGTAATGCTAGATATACAATACTGGAGTTTAATTCTACTGATACTATAAGATTTTATGGGGGAACAGAAGGAACTTCTGCATTATTTAATATTCAAACAAATTCATTATTTAGAGATGTTTCTGCTTGGTATCACATAGTCGCTGTTATGGATACAACACAAAGCACTAGTTCAGACCGCTTTGAGTTATATGTGAATGGAACTAAACAAACATCTTTACAGACAACTACATACGGAAGTCAAAATGCTCAATATGCGTGGAATGATGATATTGTTCATTACATTAACAAAGATGGTTCTTCTTTGGGTAATAATTATTCATCTTATTATATTGCTGAAGTAAATTTCATCGATGGGCAAGCATTATCAGCAGATAGTTTTGGAGAGACTAAATCAGGTGTCTGGATTCCAAAACAATATACTGGTTCTTATGGTAGTAATGGTTTTCATTTAGAGTTTAAAGACAACTCAGATATTGGCAAAGATACAAGTGGTAATAATAATCATTTTACTTCATCTAACTTAATAGCCGCAGATGTAGTGTCAGATAGTCCCACTAATAATTATGCTACTATGAATAGTTTAGATGGTCCTACTTTTTCTACTGCTTTTGGTAATTTGCGAGTTAATGGTAGTTCTAGTAACGCAGGAAGTATAGGGTCTACCTTTTTTCCAACAACAGGTAAATGGTACGTTGAAATGGTTGCTGAAGATATGGGCAACGGAATGTCTGTTGGTATTAAGAGTGATACTGAAGGCACTTTTTGGAAGCCAACTAGAGGTGAAAGTGTAATTTACCAATCTGATGGTAATAAGATTATTGATGGTGGGAGTGCTACTAGCTATGGGGCAACTTATACTGTCGGAGATATCATTGGTATAAAGATGAACTTGGATGATGGTGAAATAGAGTTTTTAAAAAACAATGTTTCTCAAGGAAACGCATCAACTGCTTTAACTTCTGGTGTTGCTTTTGGTATTTTCTTTCTAGACACTTCTAGTGCTAATAATGCTAGGTCACAATTTAATTTTGGACAAGATAGTTCGTTTCATAATACTGTAACTTCTGGTTCAGCTAACGCTTCAGACGCAAATGGTCATGGTAACTTTTACTATTCTGTTCCATCTGGCTACCTAGCATTAAACTCAGATAATCTACCAGAACCATCTATCTCACCAAAAAATGATGACCTTCCAGAAGATTACTTTGAAGCAAATCTTTGGTCAGGAAATGGTTCAAGTCAAAGTATATCTAGTTATGAATTTTCACCAGATTGGGTTTGGATAAAAGAGCGAACTAGTACATCAAGTCATTATGTCGTGGATACAGTCAGAGGGGCAGATTTATTTATACAAACCAACTCTACTGTTGCAGATACTACTAATACAGATAATCTACAAAGTTTTGATAGCGATGGTTTTAGTCTTGGAGATGGTGGCACAACAAATCAAAGTGGTCAAGATTATGTCGGTTGGGCTTGGATTGCAGGAGGCACTCCAACCGCAACAAATAGTGCAGGAGCAGGAAATGCACCTACATCAGGTTCTGTTATGATTAATGGTAGTGCTTCTACAGCTAGTTTAGCAGGAACAATACCAGCTACAAAATTATCAGCTAACACAAAAGCAGGATTTAGCATTGTAGGTTACACTGGCACTGGTTCAGCAGGAGCTACTGTAGCTCACGGATTATCAAGCGCACCTGATTGGATAATTGTAAAAAACAGAGATACTTCGACAAATGCTAATTGGTCTGTTTTTCATTCGGGTGTAGACGCTTCCGCACCTGAAGATTTTGTAATGTTATTAAATCTCACTAATGGAAGAACAGATACAAATCTTCAATGGAATGATACTGCGCCATCAGCAACGGTGGTTACTTTAGGCTCAGAAAATGACGTTAATAATAATGGGGATAAGCATATAATGTACTGCTTTCACTCAGTCAGAGGCTACAGCAAGTTTGGTAGATATGAAGGAAACGGAAATGTAGATGGTGTGTATGTGCATTTAGGTTTTCGTCCTGCTTTTCTTATAGTTAAACAATTTGATGCTAGTAACAGATGGGTTATGTTTGATAATAAAAGAGGTTCTTCAAATGAGGCTGATACAACTGTTACCAATAATAACCCTCTTGAAGAAAAATTGGAACTAAATCCAAATGATGATACCGACGAGGGTACAAGTGGCACAGATTGTTTTGATTTTTATTCAAATGGATTTAAATTAAGAAGAAGTGGTGATGTATTTAATGGTTCTGGACATGACTACATTTACATGGCATTTGCTGAGATGCCCTTTAAATATGCGAATGCGAGGTGATTATGTGGAAATATGGATCAAGAATAATAAAAGAAGGTAGACCGTGGATAGATGATGACGGAGTAAAACATCCTCGAATGTGGCGAAGATGGACAGATGAAGAAATAAAAGAACGTGGTTTAGTGTGGCATGAGCCAGTGATACAAGAACCAAAGAAAGAGGATGGAGATTGATATGTCAGGCTTATCTATAGTCACACCACCATCTATTGAACCTTTAACGAGTGCAGAAACGATAAATTTTTTGCGCATCGACTCAGGTGTAGATAATATGTTAGTAGAGTCATTGATTACCACATCAAGAAATTGGGTTGAAAATTATACAAATCGTACCCTCATAAATACCACTTATAAGCTATCTTTAGACAACGTGAATGAATTTGATGTTCCTGTTCGTGAAGGTTTTTACACAGGTCCTTTCAAATCGATGTATACTGATTATATTGCTTTGCCAAAATCTCCTGTTTCCAGTGTAACCCATGTTAAATATTTCAACGATAGTGATGTAGAAAGCACTTGGGCAACATCAAACTATTATGTTGATACAGCTAGAATACCATCTAGAATTGTTTTGAGAGATGGCGGTTCATTCCCAACAGATTTGAGAAATGCGAATGGCATAGAAGTAACTTATGTTGCAGGATATGGAGCGAATAGAGCAGATGTTCCAGAAGCCATTCGAACCGCCATGTTGCAATATGTTTCGCATTTATATGAACACCGTGGTGATGATGAAGGAAGAGCATTGAACCCACCTGTTTTGATAAAAACTCTTTTGCAACCTTATATTGTTATGGCTTATGGCACTTCAGCTTTTCAAGGTGGCTATTGATGGCAGTAGGAAAAATGCAACATAGACTTGCTTTGCAATCACCATCTCGCACTACTGATGGTGGTGGATCAGGCAGAACAACTTTTTCAACGATTGCAACTGTTTGGGGTAGAATAGAAGCAAAAGGAGGAGCAGAGCGTTTTTTTGGTGACCAGAATGAAGGTAGAACCACTCATACTATTACTATTAGATTTAGAAGAAATATAACAATCAAAAATAGAATAGTTTATCAGTTCACATCTGATAATGTTTTATATACAAGAACATTTAACATCAAAAGAGTTGAGAACAAAAATGAAAGGGACAAATATTTAGAATTATTTTGTGAGGAGGGAGTGGCAACTTAATGGCAAGAGTAGCTGTAAAAGTAACATCAAGACCAAGATACAATATGACGGCATCTCAGGCTATGATGAATGTTCGAAAAAATGTTGCAAAAGCAGGGTTGTTAGTTCAGAACACAGCTAAGACAAATATTCAACAAGGTCAGCCCAGAAGTGGCAGACTCAGAAAAGATGGAACAAGGTCATCGGCTGTAGATGAATTTCCAAAATCAGATACTGGTAATCTTGCGAATAATATATTTTTGAATTTTGATGCTGATGGGTTAGGAGTAGCAGTTGAAAGTAGGATGGAATATTCAGCTTGGCTTGAGTTCGGAACAGAAAAAATGGGAAAACGACCTTTTTTGTTTCCATCTTTGAGAATGAATAGAGATAAAATAAACGCTTTATTGAGAAGCGTGCTTTAAAGGTGATTTAATGGCGATACACAGTTGGGAATTACAAAAGACAATATTTTCCACGCTAAATTCAGCAAATCTGACGGATGAGGCTGGTACAGCAATTAAAGGTGTTTTTGATGATGTGCCAGAATCGACAGAGTACCCTTATGTTCGAATTGGTGAAGACTCAGTGAACAATATATCAACAAAAGCCAAAGATATCAACGAACATTCACTATCGATTGATATTTGGTCGCAATATAGAGGTATGCGTGATATAAAGGTCATAATGGCGCAGATACATGATGCCTTAGATGATATTGCGTTTTCAGTAACAGGTGCTTTGGGGATAAATTTAAAATTTGAATTTCAAACAACTGTTGTTGAGCCAGATGGAATTACAAGGCATGGTATAATGCGTTTTAGAGCAGTCGTAAGTGATACTTAAAGGAGGTAGAAATGGCGGCACAAAAAGGAAGTGCATTTTTATTAAAAGAAAATAGCACAGGCTCACCTGCAACAGTGGGTGGTTTGAGGTCAACAAGTATGACAATCAATAACGAAATGGTTGATATTACAAGCAAAGACTCAAATCCATTCATAAGCGGTGCAAAAAATAAGGCAAGAGATTTGCTTGAAGGAGCAGGTGTATCAAGCATGACTATCACAGCTAGTGGTGTTTTTACAGATTCATCTACAGAAAATTTGGTTAGAGGTTTTGCTTTGGATCAGCAGATAAAAGCTTATGTTTTGGTATTTCCAGATGGTTCTACTCTAGCAGGAAATTTTCTTGTCACAAGCTATGAGCGTGGAGGTGAATTCAATGGTGAAGAAACATATTCATTAACACT